ATTCATAGAGGTGTCTCCAGACGAAGAGGAGCAAGCACAGCTAGAGGCTAATATTCAAATGGCACTATCTAAAGGAGATATAAACCTTGAGGATGCTATAGACATCAGAGAGATAAAGAACATAAAACTTGCCAATCAGCTTTTAAAAGTAAAGAGGACTGCAAAGCAAGAGCGTGAAGAAAAGATGGCGATGCAACAACAGCAGATGCAGTCTCAAATGCAGCAGCAGTCTCAGCAGCTTGCAGCACAGACAGCGATGCAGAAGTTAGAGATGGAGACTCGTGCTAAGATGCAGATACTACAAGCAGAGGTAGCTATGAACATTGAGAAGATGAAAGCGGAAGCAGAGATTAAAGGAATGCTAATGGAGAAAGAGTTCCAATATAACCAACAGATACATAGTATGCAGAACGAAGCTCTCTCTGGAAGAGAGCAGTCTAGAGAAGATGCTAAGTCTAAAAGGATTAGCCAACAGAACTCGGAGCAGTCAAAACTTATAAACCAAAGGAAGAACAACCTGCCTCCACAGAAGTTTGAGTCTAACGAAGATAGTCTAGATGGATTCGATTTGGCGGAGTTTAATCCTAGATAAAAAATTTTTTATTAACTTTGTATAAAATTATAATGAAATGGAATTTAAAGTAAGAGAATTAGGTGACAATGAAGAAAAGTCTTTAGCTGAAAGAGAGCAAGAAATCCTTGAAAAGCACGAAGAGCAACAAGAGGAAGTAGCTGTTGAAGAAACAGAAGAGGCTACTGAAAGCGAAGATAATTCATTGACCGAAGAAAAAGTTCTACAGTTTTTAGGTAACAAGTACGGAAGGGAGATTAACTCGTTTGATGAGATAATGTCTAAGAGAGAAGAGACAGAACTTCCAGATGATGTATCTGCTTACCTAAAATACAAAAAAGAAACAGGTAGAGGAATTGAAGATTATGTTCGTTTGAACAGAGACTTTGATTCTATAGAAGAAGATTCTTTGCTAAAAGAATATTATAGAGCCACTGAAGAGGGCTTAGATGATGATGATATTGAAATTATGATGGAAGACTTCATGTACGATGAAGACATTGATGATGAATCTGAAATCAAAAAGAAAAAACTAGCAAAGAAAAAGGTATTATCGAAAGCGAAAAAGCACTTTGAAAAGCAAAAGGAGTTTTTCAAGCAGCCACTTGAGTCAAGTGGAGGTTTAACTCAAGAGCAAGAGGAGGGTTTGAAAGCTTATCGTGAATATATGGAATCTGCTAAAACTCAGCAAGAGGAGAACAAGAGGAGACAATCTTGGTTCACCGAGAAGACAGATGAATTGTTTAGTAAAGAGTTCAAAGGTTTTGAATTTAACTTGAACGACAAAAACATCACCTTTTCACCTGGATCTGCTGAAGAGCTGAAGAAGTCCCAATCAAACCCAATGAACTTCGTTATGAAGTACTTGGATGAATCTGGACTTTTGAAAGACACAGTTGGATACCACCGAGCGTTAGCAGTTGCAATGAATCCTGAAAAGTTTGCCAAGTTCTTTTATGAGCAAGGTAAATCTGAAGCTACCGAAGATGTTATGCGTAAGACAAAAAATGTAAACATGAGTGAACGCAGAACACCTGAAGTTACTTCTAAAGGAGGCATGAAGATTAAAGCCATGAGTCAACCTTCGAGTCGTGGCTTGAAAATTAAAAACAAAAAAAATTAGAAAACTATTAAAAAAGAATAACAATGGCAGGTTCATTTAGTGCATTACCCACGTTTGGGTTGCAACCATCGGCAACGCAGATTGCATTGTCAACAAATTATATTACTAACTTTGATTTCTTGAATCAGTATCTACCAGACACTTACGAGAAAGAGTTTGAGAGATATGGAAATCGTTCAGTAGCATCTTTCCTTAGACTTGTAGGAGCTGAGATGCCTTGCGAGTCTGACCTTATCAAATGGGCAGAGCAAGGAAGATTGCACGTTTCTTATACTCAAGTAGGTATTCCTGCTGCTACACTCGCAGGTGCTACTACAGCAACATTTACAGTAAACGATAACCTTACTACTCCAGGTGGTTATCCAGCAGGTGTTGTTGCTGACAAAAACATCTCCTCTACAGCAGGTGCTTTGGGTACTCCTGATATTGCTATCAGAGTAGGACAGACAGTTCTTATCTCTTTCAACTCAGGTGCAGGTGTAAACAAAGGTATCGTAACTGCTGTTACAACTAACACTTTCACTGCTTCTTTCTACGAAGCAGGTGGTCTAGTTGCTGCTGGTACAGGTGTTGGTAATTCTGATGTAACAGTATTTGTTTATGGATCTGAGTTCGCTAAAGGAACAGCAGGTATGGATGGTTCTTTGGAAGGAGATTCTACTATCTTCGAGAACAAGCCTATCATCTTGAAAGACAAATACCAAGTGACTGGTTCTGACATGACTCAAATCGGATGGGTTGAGGTAAGCACAGAGAATGGTGCTACAGGATACCTATGGTACTTGAAATCTGAGCATGAGACTCGTCTACGTTTTGACGACTACCTTGAGACAGCTATGATCGAAGCAGTTCCAGCAGGTGCAGGTTCAGGTGCATTAGCAGCAGGATTTACAGGAACTGAAGGTATCTTCAACGCTGTTCAAACAAGAGGTAACGTATGGGCAGGTGGTATCCCTAATGCTCTTACGGATTTTGATACCATCATCACAAGACTTGATGCTCAAGGAGCTATCGAAGAGAATGTGCTTTTTGTAAACAGAGAGATGACTTTTGCAATTGACGATATGTTGGCTGCTCAGAACTCTTATGGTGCAGGTGGTACTTCTTATGGTCTGTTTGACAACTCTGAGCAAATGGCTCTAAACCTTGGATTCTCAGGATTCCGTAGAGGATATGATTTCTATAAAACAGATTGGAAATATCTTAACGATCCTACAATGAGAGGAGGTTTAGCAGCAGGTACAGGTGGTATTAACGGACTATTAGTTCCAGCAGGTACTACTACTGTTTACGACCAAATTCTAGGCAAAAACGCTAAGAGACCATTCCTTCACGTTAGATATCGTGCTTCTCAATCTGAGGACAGAAGATACAAAACTTGGATGACAGGTTCTGCTGGCGGTGCTATGACTAACGATCTTGATGCAATGGAGGTACACTTCTTGTCTGAGAGAGCAGTATGCGTAATGGGAGCAAACAACTTCGTAATCTTTGAAGATTAATCATTTTCCATATGGGGTGTCCTTCGGGATGCCCCTTTTTTAAAAATTTAATATAATGAAAGCTAAAATTTTAGAAGATAAGGTATATCGCCTTACGAGAAACAATGCACCACTATCTTTTATAATACCAACGAGGAGTACATCTAGGACACCTCTTTTGTATTTTGATGAAGAGAAAGGAATTAACAGACCAATTAGATACGCAAGAAATCAGAAGAGTCCTTTTGAGGATGAACAAGATGGAAACGCTATACTAGAGCCAGTAATCTTTACAGATGGATTTTTGAGAGTACCAAGAACAAATCCTGTACTACAGCAGTTCTTAGATCTTCATCCAATGAACGGAAAGAAGTTTGAGATGGTAGATGGCAAGAAAGACGCTGAAGAGGAATTAGAAATCATCAACCTAGAAGTAGATGCCCTCATAGAAGCCAAGAGCTTGTCTATAGAGCAGCTTGAAATGGTAGGTAGGATAATAATGAACAGAGATATTTCTAAGGTCTCTACATCTGAATTAAAGAGAGATATTATAGTATATGCTAGAAACTATCCAGAGGATTTCTTAAATTTAGTGAACGACTCTGATATTAACTTAAAATCAAAGTGTAAATTGTTTTTCTCAGAGGGGATATTGACCACAAGAAATAAAGACAAAGAGATCTGGTTTAATACCAAGGGGAATAAAAAGAAATTGATAAATGTTGCTTACGGAGATGATGCCATAACAACTTTGTTTTCTTACTTGAAGACAGATGATGGCATACCTGTATTGGAATATTTAGAAAAGCAAATCTAACACTCATCTGTTGTATTTTGTTTAAAGAGGGGTGTGATCGTGCCTCTCTTTTTTTTTGTATATTTGTAAAAAAAGACTATGATAGATTCAGTAAGAAGAACGGTTCTTTCAATTTTAAATAAGAATAACTACGGATATATTTCTCCTGCTGACTTTAATCTTTATGCAAAGCAAGCACAGCTTGATATTTTTGATGATTACTTTAAGGATTATAACTATCAAGTAAACAAAGAGAACGCAAGAACTTCAGGCACTGGATACGCTGACATAAAGAAGCAGTACGAGGAGGTAATAGATAGTTTGTCTGAGACAAAGTTCTTGACTCAAGATGTTTTAAATTCCTTTTTTCTGCCATCTCAAATAACCACAGGAGATGACTATTATTTAATAAATAAGGTTCTATGCTACGCTGTAGATGGATCGTTCTTAGGTGAGGCTGAGAAAGTTAGCCACAGCAACATTACAATGTTGAACAACTCTCTACTTACAGCACCTACTGAAAAGTTTCCTGCCTATGTACAGAATGGTAGCACTATAGAAGTTTTTCCAAGTACGATAAATACTGCAAGCCAGGTTCAGGCTCAGTATATAAGATACCCGAAAGACCCTAAATGGACATATTCAACACTTCCAAACGGAGAGCCTGCATTTAATCAATCTATCGCTGATTACCAAGACTTTGAGTTATCTATAGATGATGAGTACGATCTGATTCTAAAGATACTTCAGATGGCAGGTATGGAGATAAGAGAGATACAGGCTATCCAGTTTGCGAAGGCTGAAGAACAACAAAACACACAAGAGAAAAAATAATGGCATATATATCACAATACCAGTACTACGAGAACGCAGGTGCTTCTCCTACAGACCAAAATTGGGGGTCATATCAGTATGTTAGTCTATATGACATTGTAAACAACTATCAGTTAATGTACCATGGCAATCACTCTTTGGTTAATAATGAGAATAGATACAAGATCTTATTCCACGCAAAGAGAGCAATCCAAGAGTTGAACTACGATGCATTCAAGGAGGTAAAGGTATTGGAGCTTGATGTATGTGACAGTTTGAGGTTTATACTTCCATCTGACTATGTAAATTGGGTTAGAATATCTATATATAAAGATGGCGTTCTAAGACCACTTACAGAGAATATACAGACAAATACAGCAGTCGGTTATCTTCAGGATAATGACTGCAATCTTTTATTTGATGAATCAGGTAATGTACTGAAGCCAGAGTATTCTACTATAGAT